TTGCCCTTTTCAGGCTTAAAAATGGATAATCTTGGCATATCACACATATTTATTGCACAGGCAACGGCTATAAATATGTGTATGTCAGAACTACAAACAGGTCAACAAGAGATATTCGATTACATCAAGAACAACCTCGGTGAGGGAATGATCGATGTAGAATTAGACCCAAAACACTATCAAACGGCCCTGGAAAGAGCCATTAATAAATTTAGACAAAGATCCTCAAATGCTGTTGAGGAGTCATATGCGTTCTTAGAACTGAAGAAGGATCAGAACTCTTACATATTACCAGATGAGGTCATAAACGTGAGAAACATCAACAGAAGAACAGTTGGGTCTAGAACAGAAGGTGGTGAGGGTGGTACACTTTTTGAACCTTTCAACCTAGCATACACAAACACATATCTACTTAGAGCGGGTGCAACAGGTGGATTGGCTACCTACTACGCATTCGCGTCATACCAAGAATTGATAGGAAAGATGTTTGGAAGTTTCATACAATTTCATTTTGATGTAGCGACAAAAAAATTGACTATCACGCAGAGACCAAGAGCAGACAACGAGACAGTACTGATGCACACTGACAACTTTAGACCTGACATCACACTGTTCAAAGACATTTACTCAAAACCATGGATCAGAGATTACGCTCTAGCAGTTTCAAAAGTCATGCTCGGTGAGGCAAGAGGCAAATTTAACCAGATAGCAGGACCACAAGGTGGCACTAGTCTTAATGGTGATGCTCTAAAAAGCGAAGGACAAGCCGAGATGGAACGACTTGAAGCGGACATAGGCAACTTTGCAGAAGGTGGAACACCGCACAGTTTTGTTATTGGTTAATTGATCCCAACCCACATTTAAATAACATATCATGCAAAATTATAAAAAATACTCTGACCTTACACTCGAAGAATTAGAACAACTTGTTCAAGAACTAGAAATGTTAAGCATCAAGGCTTTAAAAGAAAAAAAGAAAAGTTTGAGAATTACCATACTTAAATCTGTCAAAGAAGCAATCAAAGAGATTGAAAAACGTCTAAAAAAATAGTATAATAAACCTTATGCTGATAGGTGTAGTAGGTTTAATAAGTTCTGGTAAAGGTACAGTCTCAGACAGACTGGTCGAAAAACACGGATATCAAAAAGACAGTTTTGCTAAAAGTTTGAAAGATGCCGTGTCATCGATGTTCAATTGGGACAGGAGTATGCTGGAAGGCGACACTGAATCTAGTAGGCATTGGCGAGAACAGCCAGATGAATTTTGGAGTAAAAAGTTCGGCAAACCAACCACTCCTAGATGGGTGTTGCAATACTTCGGAACAGAAGTGATGCGAGGACAAATGTACGATGGCATATGGGTAGACAGTTGCATCGGAAGATACAAAGGACAAAACACCGTAATAGCAGACACCCGTTTCCCGAATGAAGTAAAACAAATAAGAGCACATGGTGGGAAAATTATCCATGTAAAGAGAGGACCCGATCCGGATTGGTTCGTTGATTACGTTGAGGGCAACATAGAACCCAAGGGAATACACACCTCCGAGTATGCTTGGGCAAAAGAAGAGTTCGACTTTGTAATTGAAAACAACGGAACAAAAGAAGAATTGTATGCTAAAATTGACGATCTAATCGTCAGCAACAAGATCACCAACCCTCCATCCAAGTCTACGGGTGGTGCCAAGCCGTTGGCAATTGGCGCAAATAGTTTTTAGATTAGCAGTAGCAGTATTCCGCAAATCACCATCAACAAACAGTATATCCAGTTGAGATTTGTCCTGGGCCTTGAACCCACACATCTCGCATTTCTTACGTTTCTTGTATCCTGACCTGTCCAGTGCGGTTATGCCTCCGGTCTTCTTCCCAGCCTGTTTCCTGATACACGTGTCGCAGAGGCTCCTCCAGTATACCTTTCCATAACGCTTGTAGGCATATGCTCTTGGTTTGGCCTTACACTGTTTGCACAACGGTCTGTTATGATATTGCATACGCTTATTTACGTTCCCTATATAGGCACCTAGAAAATGGTAAATTTTGTCGTAAAAACCATACGATTGAATAAATAACTCTAGTATATACGTAACTTGCAAGGAGAATACGAAAAATGGCATTAACATCACCAGGAGTAGAGGTTTCAGTAATAAACGAAAGTTTCTACGTACCATCAGATGCGGGTACTACACCTTTATTCATAGTAGCATCATCACAGGACAAGCAAAATGGTGCAGGAGACGGCACAGCGGCAGGAACACAGACTGCTAACGCCAACACTGCATACTTGATCTCGTCACAAAGAGAATTAACAGAGACTTTTGGAGATCCAAAATTCTACACAGACTCATCAGGCAATCCATTACATGGATATGAATTAAATGAATGGGGTCTACAAGCGGCTTACAGTTTCTTAGGCGTGGCCAACAGAGCATTCGTTCTAAGAGCAAATGTAAACACAGCAGAACTAGTTGGAAGTGCATCGGCACCGACAGCGGCACCAAACGATGGAACATACTGGTTTGACCTTGCATCAAGCAGTTACGGTTTATTCGAATGGTCACAAACTAATCAATCATTCACAGCAATTACTCCAACGTTGATCACAGCAACAAGCGATCTAGTAGGTGGTGTTTCAACTGGTGCACCTAAAACTTCGATTGGTGTAATTGGGGATTACGCAATCAACACAACACACGTTTCAAACAAGATTTACAAGAAGACAGCAAGTAACACTTGGGTGAACGTTGGATCAGCAGACTGGCACACTTCGTTACCAATCTTCTCTGTTGCTTCAGGAACAACAGTAACAAGTGGTAACACTTTCGTAATGAACGGTGTAACAATCACTCCAGGCGGTACAGCATTATCAGATGTTGCAACAGCAATTGGATCAAACGTAACAAACGTTTCAGCAAGTGTAAACAGCACGACAGGAAACCTAGAGATATTCCATAATGGTAGAGCACTAGGTGACTCAACAGCGGGTGCTAACACAATCAGAATCGAAGAAGGAAATGGTGTATTAGCAGAATTAGGAATCACTGCTGGAACTTACAATGGTGTTAAATTTTTACAGGACAAACACACTAACAGACCAACTTGGAAAACTGCGGACGAAAACAGACCTAACGGATCAGTTTGGTTCAAGACTACAAGTGCAAACTCAGGTGCTAACCTAGTTGTAAAACTTTACAGCACATCTAGTGCTAGTTTCTCAACAGTATCAAGTCCACTGTATGCCAACCACGCTTCAGCGATCTACAATCTAGATCCAGCGAATGGTGGTACTGGCTTGACAGCAGGTGATGTTTACGCACAATACAACATAACTGAAGAAAGCATTACAGCGGCTGACTCAACAGATACAACTCCTAACCTTGGAGACTTCCAGTTGTTCAGATACGAGGGTGGTGCAACTACTATCACAAGTAATGAAACTTCACCAACTTTCGTAAGTTCAGAGACTTTTGTAATACAAGAATCAGTCAAGAACCAAGAGGCATTGAACTCAGCGGTAACAGTTACACTAGGCGGTACTGGTGCAGATGACTTTGTTGCGGCAGTCAACGGAGCAGGTTTAACAAACGTATCAGCAACAAAACTTTCAACTGGTGCTATCCAAATGACACACAAATTGGGTGGTGAGTTCAGAATGTTTGACGGTGAGACGGGTACACCATTAGCAGACGCAGGTTTCAGTGCAACAACGGCACACAGTTATGGAACATACACGGCTAACAGTTCAACTTTGATTGACAACTTGTATGACATACCAACAGGTGATACAATTGACTCGAGTGCAAACACAGGTATAGTGGCAAGTAACTGGAAGAGATTAAGTTACACTGCTTCTACAAGTTCACCAACAAACGAACCAGCAGACGGAACGTTATGGTACCACACTGCCACTGACGAAGCAGACATCATGGCACACAATGGTACAACTTTCGTTGGATACGTAACAGCATATGCATCTACAGATCCAAATGGTCCACAGTTCAGTGCAACAGCACCGACTACACAGTCAGACGGCACTGCACTTGTAAACAACGACTTATGGATCGACACTAGTGACCTGGAAAACTATCCAAAACTTTACAAGTACAACACATCGGCAACGTTGACATCAACAAACACAGCAAATCAAGTGGCAGTAACCACATCGGGTGCGGCTTGGGAACTTGTTGACAAAACAGACCAAACTACAGAAGATGGTATTGTATTTGCGGATGCTAGGTACCACACAGCGGCTGACAAAGCAGACTCATTGTCAACTGGAGGTGCAGGTACAGCCAGCTCAATCAAAGACTTATTGAGTGACGGCTTCCTAGACCCAGATGCTCCAGATCCAGCACTATACCCACAGGGAATATTGTTATGGAACACAAGGCGTTCAGGATACAATGTTAAAGAATACAAAAACAGTTACATCACAACAACGAAATATCCAGGAAGCGGATCAGCAGGATTAGGTAACATTAGAACAAGTAATGAAAGTGTGGCAACATACTTCCCAGACAGATGGGTTACTAAATCGAGCAACAACGCTGACGGTTCTGGTTCTTTTGGTAGAAAAGCACAGAGAAAAGTTGTTGTTGAACAATTGAAATCAGAGATAGACACTAACCAAGCAATCAGAGAAGACCAAAGAGGTTTCAATGTGATTGCAACACCTGGTTACCCAGAACTTATCTCTAACATGATTAACCTAAACACAGACAGAAACAACACAGCGTTTGTAGTAGGTGACACACCTTTAAGATTAGAAGGTACGTCAACTTCGATACAAAACTGGGCAAACAACACAGCCGGTGCATTAGACAACGGTGAGGATGGCCTAGTAAGTGCAAGTGATTACTTGGGCGTGTTTTATCCATCTGGTTTGACAACAGACAACACAGGTAAGAACATTGTTGTTCCACCATCACACATGATGATGAGAACACTAGCAAACAATGACAACATCGCATTCCCATGGTTCGCTCCATCAGGAACACGAAGAGGTGTTGTTGACAACGCTACGTCAGTTGGTTACATTGACACAGCGTCTGGAGAATTTGAAACGATATCTGTTACGGAGTCAGTGAGAGATTCAATGCATGAAGTGAAAGTGAACCCAATCACTTTCTTCTCAGGTGCAGGAATTGTTAACTTCGGAAACTTGACTAAGACGAGCGGAAGTTCGGCCTTAGACAGAATAAACGTTTCAAGATTAGCAGTGTATCTAAGAAACCAATTAGATGCTATTGCAAAACCATTTATCTTTGAACCAAACGATGAATTAACAAGAAATGAAATCAAACAAGCAGTTGAATCATTCTTGTTAGAACTTGTTGGGCAAAGAGCATTGTTTGACTTCCTAGTAGTTTGTGATGACACAAACAACACACCTACAAGGATTGATAGAAATGAACTGTACGTAGATATAGCAATTGAACCGATTAAATCAGTTGAATTTATTTACATACCGTTGAGAATTAAAAACACAGGAGAAATCGCAAAATTGGGGAACTAATTTTGAATAAATAGGAGAA